TGAATCAATAGCTACTGGCACTATGGTAGAATAGTCCGCTGTTTGCTTTGTTGAAGAAGCAGGGTCAATACCAATAAAAACATAGACATGCTTTTCTATTGGAGGATTGTACTTTTCTCCATTTAGCTCTTTGAGGTACAATGTACCATACCTACCTGTGCTTGGCTTGTAGTAGCCATCGTATCTTCGTATCTCATTCTCTTTTATCAATTGATCTTCATCACCAACTACCTCGCATTGATATTCTCTGTAGAAAACAGATACTCGATTAATATCTTCTAATGATTTCTTTTTAGCTTTTAGTGTTTCTGGTGGATGTAATTCTTTCCAAAGGCTTTTACCATTGTCTTGTAATGCTTTATATCTAAATGATTTCCAATCTGTCATCTTGCCCAATGTTTCTACCATGCACTTTTCATGTTGTGGAGTACCAATAACCATAATCTTACCTCGTTGTGCATCTAGACTTGGCTCACAACTTTGTAGTAACCATCTTAAATTCCACTCCATAGCAGAAGTAGTCTTGGTATTGTTCTCATCTTCTGGGTCATCTATAATAAATAGCGTTGGTCGTTGGTTTCCAAACTTTAATCCACGAACCTGTTGTCCTGTACCTTTGCAGATAAAACCACTACCATTCTTAAGTATTACTCTATCTTTGGTCCAGACCTTTGCTGAGTGCATACCCCAATACCCAAATAGCTTTCGTAGTGGCATAGAATACTCAATAGTGTCTTTAATGCTCTGCAATAGTTCAATAGCATGACCCTGCGTTTTGCTAGAAAGTACGATTAGTTTCTTTCCAGGCTCGTAGAATAAATGCCACAGGGGATATACACAGGCTCCAATAGAACTTTTAGCATGACCTCTAGGTGCTACTACGTTGATTTTGCGAATATCATCATTCATAAAAGCATCTGCCATCTCGTAATGGAACTTAGGAGATTTGACTGTGAACATATTAGGCATGATAACTCTACCAAAAGCAATCATGTCCTCACGAAGTTGCTTGTGTATATCTGCTATTTGTTGTTTTTCTGCCATTCAGAACTGCACTTTGCTAAAACTTTACTAGAAAATTTTTTCGCATTTGCATCATTGGTTTTGTTATGGATTATTTTTAGAGCATTAAAAAGCGTTCGATTATAGAATCGGTAATGCTCTACTATTATTTTATTCAGCTCTGGGT